GTATGCCTATGTTAAGAAAAATAACATGACCTACATGAAACTACAAAACAAGGACGGTATATTTGTTAATCCTGATGATACTACTTTTGCTGCCGCTGCGGCTGGTGCAGATTGGTTTAGTGTACCCGGTATGGGTCTAAGTATTGTTGATCAACCGGGTAAGAATACTTGGCCAATTAGTACTGCTAGTTTTATTATCATGTACAAAGATCCACAAGATAAAAAATCCAGCCAAGAAGCTATTAAGTTTTTTGATTGGGCATTTAAACACGGTGCTAAAATGAGTGAAGAACTTGATTATGTACACCTTCCAGAGACACTACAAGCTCAAATTAGAACCCGTGTTTGGAGTCAGATTAAGCACTAAATATGAGTAAATCATTTCAACAAGTAAGTGAATTAGAAAATACCTTAATGGTAGTGGATGCACTAAACTTAGCATTTCGCTGGAAACACAATGGCGCAACAGACTTTTATGAAGATTACTTGCGTACAATAGATAGTCTTAAAAAGAGTTACAAAGCTCGCTGGGTTATTGTGGCTGCGGATCAAGGTTCAAGCAGCTATCGTAAACAGATTTATCCTGAATATAAGCAAAACCGAAAAGATAAATTTGCTGAGCAAACTGAAGCAGAACGTGCAGCTTTTGAGCGATTTTTTGAAGACTACCAGCACACACTAGACTGGATTCGTACTCAGACTACATACCCGGTTGTTCAGTTTCCACAAACTGAGGCTGATGATATAGCCGCTTACATAACTCAACAGGTCAAAAACTATCCAGTTACCCATACTTGGCTAATCAGTAGCGATAAAGATTGGGATCTACTAGTGGGTGAAGATACTAGTAGATTTAGTTATGTAACACGCAAAGAAGTTACAGCTAATAATTGGCACACTCACTACGACTTTACACAAGATCAATACATTAGTATTAAATGCCTAATGGGTGATACTGGAGATAATGTTCGCGGAGTAGAAGGCATCGGCCCTAAACGTGCTCATCAACTTGTGGAAGAATGGGGCACTGCTCTTGACATAGTTGCAAATCTACCTATCTCCAGCAAACTAAAATACGTTAAAACACTTAATGATAGTGCAGATACTATCATGCTAAACTATCAACTTATGGACTTAGTTACATACTGTGCAGATGCACTAGGTTCTAATACCCGACAAATAGACACCATCCTACAAGAGTATATTAAATGATGATAACAAATGGCGCAACACTAACAGGAACAACTAATATAGCAGGATTTTATGCTAGTACACTTAATATTCAATGTTTACGACTAACGGCAGATGCAGAGCTACCTAAACGTCAGCACCCCACAGATGCAGGAGCCGATCTGTGTAGTGCGGAAACTATTGATCTTTATCCTGAAGAAACCAAAGCTGTTGGTACAGGTATAGCAGTCAAAATTCCAGTAGGCTTTGTCGGGTTAATCTTTAACAGATCCAGTCAAGGAAAAAGGGGAATCATACTGCCTAATAGCGTAGGCGTTATAGACAGTGATTACCGTGGCGAACTAAAAGTTCTGTTAAAAAATATTTCAGGCGACCTATATAAAATTTCACAAGGCGACAGAATTGCCCAGCTAGTAATAGTACCAATTCAATTAGCCACATTTACAGACTGCTGGAATGATACCCAACGAGGTACAGGTGGCTTTGGCAGCACAGGAACATAGAGGAGTAACATGACAAGCACACGAGCACAAGTAATTACACGCAGAACTTATAACAGACCCATCAGTGATGATGGCAAACAATTTGAAACTTGGCAAGATACTGTTAGCCGAGTAATCTCACATCAGGCATGGTTGTGGGAACGTGCTGCCGGTAGGCAGCTGCTTCCCAATGAGTACGCAGAACTAAATCGCCTAGAACAACTTATGCTTGAGCGTAAAGTTTCTATGAGCGGTCGTACCTTATGGCTAGGCGGCACACAAGTAGCTAAAAATCGTGAAGCATCACAGTTTAATTGTAGCTTTACAGAGGTTGAAACTGTATATGACGTAGTAGATGTACTATGGCTACTTTTACAAGGTTGCGGCGTAGGATTTAAGCCTATTATAGGCACACTAAATGGATTCTCAAAACCTATTCAAAATATCGAAGTGGTACGATCACAGCGTACTGAAAAAGGTGGCTGTGAACATAATGTAGAAACTTGGGACCCGCAAACAAAAACTTGGCGTATTCAGGTTGGCGATAGTGCAGAAGCATGGGCTAAAAGCATTGGTAAACTAATGGCAGGAAAATATCCTGCTGATACTCTTGTTCTAGACTTCAGTCAACTGCGTCCTGCTGGTGAAAGGTTAAAAGGCTATGGATGGATTAGTTCGGGTGACTCGGCTATCAGTACTGCTTATGTTGCTATCGCCCGTATCCTTAATGGACGGGCAGATTCACTACTCACCAGAATGGATATCATGGATATTGTTAATTGGCTTGGTACCATTCTGTCTAGTCGCCGAAGTGCTGAGATTGCGCTTTTCGACTACGGCCAACCGGAGTGGCAAGAATTTGCAGTAGCTAAAAAAGACTGGTGGTTGCATGGCAATGCACATCGTCAGCAAAGTAACAATAGTCTAGTGTTTAATGAAAAGCCTACCTACGAGCAACTAAGCGAAATCTTTGCAATTATGCAAGAAGCTGGCGGAAGTGAGCCAGGGTTTATTAATGCACAAGAAGCACGTCGTCGTGCACCTTGGTATAAGGGAGCAAATCCTTGTGTTGAGATTCTACTCGGAAACAAATCATTCTGTAATCTTACAGAAACAGATATTGGAAAGTTTAAGGGAAATACCGCAGGACTTCACGAAGCTATACGGCTTGCCGCCCGAGCTAATTACCGTCAAACCTGTGTTAACCTCAAAGACGGTATCCTTCAAGAAGCATGGCATCTCAACAATTACTTCTTGCGACTGTGTGGTGTAGGCCTAACTGGTATTGCTAAGCGTCCAGACATGACTGGTTACGATTATGAATACCTAAAACGTACAGCTACTAGTGCAGCAATTGGTATGGCTGATGAGCTAGGCTTACCACGTCCCAAGAATATTACTTGTGTTAAGCCTAGTGGCACGTTATCGAAAATTATGGATACCACTGAGGGAGTTCATAAGCCTCTAGGCAAGTACATTTTCAACAATGTACAGTTTAGCAAGTACGATCCAGTTGTAGATAAATTGCGTGAAGCAAACTACCGAGTATTTAATCATCCCACAGACGATACCGGTGTTCTAGTAACCTTTCCAGTAGAGTGGTCGGATGTTCCATTCCACAAACAAGATGGCAAAGAAGTTAACCTAGAAACTGCTATTGACCAACTTGAACGATATAAACTAATTCAAACTTCGTGGACTCAGCAAAATACCTCAGTAACTATTAGCTACGAGCCGCATGAAGTTCCACAAATTGTAGATTGGTTAATGAATAATTGGGACTGCTATGTTGGAGTTTCATTTATTTATAGAAGTGATCCTACAAAAACAGCCAAAGATCTTGGCTACCTATACCTACCACAAGAAGTTGTCGACGAATATACGTTTCGCACATATGTTCAAGACCTAAAAGCCGTCAATATAGATAGTGCCAATAGTTTTGACGCAATCTTAGATGACGAATGTTTAACCGGCGCATGCCCAGTAAAGTAATATTTAAATATGAATAATGATCCTATCTTAACACTTACACTTAGCGTAAACGAAATTAATGCACTCTTAGCAGGCTTACAAGAATTGCCTGCTAAAGTTTGCAATCCTCTAAGTCAAAAGATCCAAAAAGAAGCACAAGAACAACTACAAGCACTTCAGCCTCCACCTGAAACGCCTGCTAGTTAAACAAAAAGCCCCGTTACTGTAAAGTAACGGGGCTTTTTGTTATCTGGGTGAATCGTCAGTGTCTTGGTCACTATCCTCATCATCCATATCATCCGAACTATCTTCATCACTATCGTATAAGGTACTAACTATTTCTACTAGTATGTCGCGATAAGGTTGGTCTACGTCTGGTAAGTCTTGTAAGTATACATCAACATGACCATTACGTAGTAGTTCTGCGTGGTACATAAACTGACCAAAGGCTTCTACTTCTTCTGAGATACTTTCGTTAGCATAGTCTTCAATTGCTTCGGCTACAATGTCTAGATATTCCTGCTTTACATATGCTTTTACTGTTAGGCTTAGTAATTTAAGAGCTTTGCCTTCGCGTTCACGCATAATTTGATTGCGTTTAGCCTTGCTCCACGAATAACCACCATCGCCTCCCCAGAGATCCCAAGCTACTCTACCCTTACTAGGAAAACCTTCTTCGCCGCTACGAAAACCTGTAGCCCTTTTGTCTACTTCATGACGAGAAAAAAAGCTGTACATTCGTAGGACAGTTGAAGCGCTTAGTGGATCACGATCCTTTAATTGATTAGCTCTGGCTAAACCTACTAGGGTACCACCAGGCTTACCTTCGTCTTTCCACTTTAGGGCACGACGAGCTGCCGATGCCATGCCACTAGTGGGTTTGTAAGTTTTTGCCATTTTAATCCTTATATGCTAAAATTATTTGTTTACACATTTTGCTACGAACTATATCTTGATCTAAAAATCTAATTACTTCAATACCTTCAATACCTTCTAGCCGTTTTATAGCGTCCTCTAGTCCTGAATTATTTAAGTCTCGCTGATCTGGGTCACCGCTTAAAATTACTTTACAATTTTTACCTATGCGTGATAAGAGCATTTTTAGTTCAGTTTTAGTTAAGTTTTGCGCTTCATCGACTAAAACTATTGCATTATCAAATGTTGCTCCACGCATAAATCCTATAGGCCGGGGTTCTATATCTTTATTTTTAAGTGCATATTCATAGAATCCTTTACCTAAAGATCGTTGAAACACGTTGTCAAATGGTTCTAAGTATGGGGCATACTTTTCCTCTAATTCACCTGGTAAAAATCCTAAGCCGCGGCCAGTTTCTACATTTGGACGGGTTAGTATAATTTTATTTATGCGTCTATGAAAAAGCTCTCCTGCAGCATAGCTAGCAGCTACAAATGTTTTACCTGTACCTGCACTGCCTACTCCAAAAACTACCTCATTTTGTTTTATAGCATTTAAGTATTGTTCTTGTATAAAATTAAGAGGTTTTACATCTCTAAATCCATACTCAATTGGGTTTGATTGAGTATTGGTTTGTTGTTTACGAGCTTTTTTACCTGATCTAGTTGCCATTGATTCGACCCTGTTAAGAAGTTAAGGTTAAACACTTAGATTACTTTTTTGTGTCTGGTTTTACCTCACTAGGCTTTTGAGCCCCTTCTAGTTTCTTATGGATCTTTATAGTTTTACAAACTTCTTGCTCTTTACCTTTGCTATCCTTTTGGATCTCACAGACCCGTTTTGTTTCGGGTTCAGCTGCCACATAGCCTGTAGCAAACAACGAAATTAATACCGCTAAAATATATTTCATGATTAGTCCTTTTTGTGTGGGCTAAACTTTTCAGTAACAATTACACCTAAACCTACTAATACTATGTACATCATACTATCGTATAGTGTTCCGTCTACCTTATACCCAAAAAATAAATTAGCTACAAAACCTAGGCTACATAGCATAAAAGCTAAAAATGTTATTACACGTTTGCTGCTTAGGCTGCCATCTACTCCATCTTGTAGTAGTGATTTAAGCATTTAAATCTCCGGGTGTGGTGCTTGTGGAGGCTTAGGTTTTCCGCCGTATCCCGCTTCTGGCTGACCACTAGCAAACAGTACTGGCTCTTGTCTGACGTGCTGCGGTTTAGGTTCTGGTGTACGTATAGCCTCAATAGTAGCTTTAAATCCATCTTGTTGTTGTTTTTGTGCTTGAAGCATTACTTCTTGATCTTCTTTTTTAGCTCCTGCAAGCATAATACCACTAAGTGTACCAGTTAAAAATGTTGCTATAGGTACAATAAGTTCAAAGAACTTTTGATCAATTGGACTCATAGCATTAAGTGGCTGTGTAACAAATATTATACTGTATAAAACTACAAATACAATGCCTGTTAGTGTAAGTGCTAGACAAACTCCTATAAAGAATTTAAGTCTAGCCATTAGTTGTTCTTCGGTATAAATTAAAGTCTCCTTATTTTGCACCTTTAGCTCCTCCTTTATCTGGTTGACACTGTTGACAAGTTTGAGTCATTGGTTCTTGCCGGGTCTCTGGCGGCCCTAGTCTAGGATCTCGCTGCCCTTTAAATATATGCTCTGGACAAGTACGAGTAACATCGCATAGTGGTTTCTGACACTGCTTAGTTTCCCAGTTTTGAGGATCTTGACAAGGATATCTAAACCTATCGCTACCAAAAGCAGCTAGTGCAACAGGTAGTGCAAGTAAAATTAACAAGAATAGAAATAGTTTTTTATCACTAATCACCGTTAGCCTCCTAGTATGTGTAAGGCGTGCTCGTAGTGTTTTTTACGATCTTCTATGCCTATTGTACCACCATTAATTCGTTTTGTCAAGGTTAAAATATCCCCTTGGTCTGCCCAACGATTTAAGCTATTAGTTTCCCAAAACCAGCACGCACTTTGAGCAGCTCCTTCAAAGGTTTCTAGGTAATCTGCTGCTTCTTCTGGTTTGATTTCTATGCTGTGAGCAAACCAAGTATAATTATCTTTACCAGTTAGCTGAATAAGTCCTCGGCCACGGTATCGCCATCCATCACCTGAAGCCTCATCGCCATTACCCATACGATTAGCATATACACGGTTAGCTATTGCCTCTTGCTTATTGGGTTTACCAGCATACTGTTGTGCTAGTTCATCCGTAGGAAAGTATTTAGAAAATACTTTGCGTAAGCTTTGCCAACGATAGTTAAGATTTTCTTGTAAGACTGTAAACTCAGCCGACTCATGTGCACACTGTGCAATCCAAGCTGCTTGACGTAGTGGAGTGTTAATTTCGTAATCTGGAAATAGCTGATTAATAACTTGTAACCAATAGCTTGTATATTTATTTCGTGGTATTAATTTTTGTAATTGTTCTAAGGTTAAGGTCATTTTATGTCCTCAAATAATTTACGTTGAGTTTTGTACCACTCCTGCCACATACTAGATTTTAAGCTACAATCATGGTAAAGGTGATAATTTTCTGTAACCGTTTTAGCTACATCACTAAGTTTAGCATTTTGTTCTAGTGGTTTTAAAGATCTGCAAGGCTCTAGTAATACCTGTGGTGCTTCTGGAAATTTGGGTTTTAGTGGAACAGGAGTGCTACAGCCTACTAACGCTAGTGATAATACTATTACTATCGATTTCATTGTATTTTTTCCGCCGCACGATTATGTGCGTCTACAAATGGTTGTGGAATTTCACACCGAGTATCATACTTAACTACTTCTCGGTCAACATACTGTACTATATTTTGACCGCGTTCGCGTACTATTTTCTGTTGCACAACTACTTTTTCTACTATCTTAATATTTTCTTTTGCCCCTTCAGCCTCAGCTTGTGCTAGTTTAACTTCTAGTTCTTTTATCCTAGCCTGCCAAGCACGTTCATTAGCTATAGAGCCCAGCATATAAACTCCGATAACTACAAGTATAATAGACCCAATTTGTAGTGGAGTTTTGTACACATGAATTATGGGTAGTGGAATAAACTTAAGTAAATAAGTTACCACTAGTCCAAATAATCCTAAGGCTAGTACCATATAAAATAGCCACCAAGGTAGCCATTGAAGAATCCACATTGCGTCTCCTACCATCGGCCTGCTTCGCGGCCAATATCAAATAACCATACAAAAAATTTAATTGCAATAGTAAGTGTTATAACTAGTAAGGTTCCCCAGAATAGGTTTTCAATAAACCGTTTTCTACGGCGAGCTTGATCACGAATCATACGCTCACGGCGCTCACGAATTTCACGACGTAGCTGATTAAACTGACTATAGCCCTCTGCTCCTAGGTGTTGAAGTTCACCATAATAAAACATATGATATATTTCAGCTTCCATTTCTCGCAATTTTTGCTGTGCTATAATTATATCAAAGGCTTCTGCTGTTGCGGTTTTACCAAATCCTATTTTTTCAAACAAGCCAGGTTTTTGCTCACCCGTATCCGTTTTATTATCATTGATTAGTTGTTGAAGTTGCCCTGCAGCATCCGCCCACTTACTTAATTGACGGTATACTCCCTCGACTTCTTGACCTACTTTTACAGCAGCTTTTAGGCCATTAAATGCAGCTGTTACCGTACCCATTAGCGTTAGCGGATCCATACTACTCCCCTTAATTAGCAAGAGGATTATCTAGTGCCTTTTTAATCTTGTCATCTACCTCACGCCGAATAGCTCGTAGTTCACCGTTAGTATCACGTTCAATTCTGTTTACACGTTCATTTACGGTTTGTACAGTTGCATCAACTTGTTTTTGCATTTCACGAACACTGGTATCAGCACTACGACGTATTTCTTTTATTTCTGTATCTACTTGTCGTCGTATTTCTTTAACATCGTCATCAACTTGTCTACGAATACTAGCCACTTCTTTTTCGGTTTCACGCTGAGCAACTTTAGATCCCCGCTCTACACCTTCTAAGACAGTTTCTGTGCGACGAATATCGCCTTTTAGATTTTGATTAATATCACGAGTATAGCCTACTACTTTTTCACTATTTTCTTCTAGTTTAATTATGCGAGCCTCATATTCACTAAAGTCGGGTGCAACATAGCTTGCAATCTTTTTCTTCATATTTTCGTAGTCTTTGTAGGCTTCAAAAACTCCATACATGCCGCCGACTACACTACTTATAATACCGGCCGCAATCATTAGCTTTGCAGGTGTAAAACTGTACCCGCCTATACTAATCACAGTATCTTTACTAGCGTACTTTTTTAGGGCAGCTTCTGCAGCTTCTACCTTTTTGTTAATGTCAACATTACTTTCTGTATTGCTCATCAATCATCTCCTGGTGAAGCCGGTCGCTGCGCTGTGAAAGTGCGCGCTGAGCACGCGGATTATCTGGTAGTGTACGATTACGATAAATTTCCTTGCTAGTATAAAATACAGCGTCTGGTAGGTTAACTTGTTGATACTGATCAAACCCCGGTACTGTACCCATTTGTGCAACTTGTTGTGCTTGTTGCTGCTGCTGGGGGTCTTGCCGAGCGCGCTCCGCGCGCTGGGTTTGAGCGGCTTGGGTTCGACGTTGCTGCTGTGCTGTAGGTTGAGGTGTAATACCGGATACAGTTAAACCTGTACCAAGTTGTGGGTTTATATTAATTTGAGAAGTAGGACTGGTGGTACTAGTAATACTTGGTACAGTAATTGCTTGCTGCGCTTGAGGGTCCCCTATTAATACAGTTTCTGCTAGTTTGCTAGTATCGGTTAAAGAATTTGATTGACTAGGGCTAAGAGTAGGAGTAGTATAATTGGTACACTGTGGACTACTCTGCGAATTAGATTTACACGCATCTGTTACCTGTTTTTCTTTAAAAGCGTTTGCATATCCTGAACAACCAGAATTGTATAGAGGATTTGCTGTGCATTGTTGATTGAAGTATGCCTGCGGGTACAGTAAACAGGCCGTAGAAAAAAGGGGGTTAGAAGCACATTGTTGATTTAGATATGCTGATTCGTATCCGGGACACTCAGGAGAAAACAAAACATTCACTGAGCATTGTTGACTACGATATGCTTGTGCATACCCCTGACAATTTGGACTGTATATAGAATTAATATTGCATTGAGATTGAAAATATGCTTGTTGATAGTTTGGACAGGTTGATGCATAAAGTGGATTCACAGCGCACTCATCAACCACATACATTGCATTTAAAGAAACATTTTTAATCTGCGGTCCATAATAACCCGCCCAATACCTATCATCTTTTCCATTAAAACTTACATCAAACCTATCAACAAAATCTAAATTAAATGGACTGCCATAATTTCTTTTACCACTTACAGTTTCCCATCCATTTGTTTGATTAAGTGTATAGTTGTCTTTTTGTTTACTGAATCCAAATTGATCTTTTAGATCAACAGAAAAAGAAACAAATCCTCTATTAAATTCACTATTCATGTATTGAAAAGAATAGTTGTATCCATAAAGTCTTAGATGAGTACCTTGTAGAGCTTCACGTAATCTTATTTCTTGGTTAACAATTTGCTGTGTATAACCAAATAGTATTGTTTGTGTTTGAGGATTATAGGCTGCGCGATTTCCTCCAGATGTTCCTCCTGGAGTATAATTACCTGTAACAGTATTTGCCCAGCTATTTTGAATTAGATTGGGTGTTGTATGTATATCCTGAGCACTACAGGAGAATGAGAAGAATAGCCAGGACGCCAAGCCCAGCACTAACTTTTTGCCAGAAACTTGCATTGTTACTCTCCTTTACGGATTCAGGTTTTCGTGTTGGATTGGTGTCCCATATTCTCTTAGCTTCTTCGCCGATCTTACCATCCACTGGACAAGGTGTTCCAGCATTCATCATGGCAGTAAATACTCGATCATCTTGGCATAGTGTGGATACCGCTGCAACCTTCATGCCCATGTCATAAAGATTCTTTGCAAGCTTAATACGTTCACAGTTCATATCCCGAACAGTACTACCACCACTAATACCTAAGATTTGAGTTTGTACTGCTCCTGACACACCAACAGTACAAAGATCATTGTTAATTACAGTAATACCTGGACTAATAGCACTAGGTGGGGGCGATTTAACTGTAGTTTCATTTACGCTAGTACTAGTCGAATTAGATTGACTATTACTTGTTGATTCTGAAATAATCCTGTCTGTTGTTTGGGCAAGGGCAAGGCTTGAAATCAAAAATAATAGCCAAACTAATTGTCGCATAGTAACCTCTACGTATTATGGATTAATAGGTGCGGGTGGTGCAGTAGTAGGTGTAGGTGCAGGAGCCCAAGGTAGTGTAGCTTCAGTTACTGGAGTTAATTTATCATCAATCTGTTTTTGAATTTGAGCATTAACGTGTTCTTCGTAACCGCCAACGACTACAGCTTTAATCCATTCTAAAACCATTTCTTCCGTAAGTTGGTCAAAAGGAATAAATGTATATCCTTCAGGCATTCCTACTGTAGTAAAAGGTGTTGCACCTGAAAATGTTCCTGTATTTCCATTTTCATCAGTACCAGTTTTTGTCCAGTATGTTTGAACAATAGCATTTTGATTTGAACCTTCAGTTTTAGTTTTTGCTGAAGTTACTTTCCATGTATAAGTAATTGCCATTATTTTCTCCTAAAATGTTGGCGCTTGTTTTGCTAGTAGTTATCTTACTAGCATTTTTAACTTGTTGATTTCTGACTGTTATTATTTGATGGGCGTAACTAAGAGGTTACCATAGTAATTCCTTATTATACGGGTTGGGTTGGCCATTCTACTGACCAAGGAAAGTTTGATTGTGTGGTAATATTTCTAAGAGCTTGTCTATACGTTGCCCATGTTTGTTTATCTACAGGGGTGTCTGCTACTTGTGTCCAATCTGTGCTTGAAAGTAGTTCATTTCTCCGTTTTCTTATGTCGTATGCAGCAGCATCAAATCTAGTTTGAATGTGTTCTGGAAGTGCATCAACTACACTCCAAACCCTTGTCCAAGTTCCGTTTTGTAGAGTTGGTTGTAGTTCAACTAATTCTTTAGTATGATCAATCTGTGGCATTACGCTTTCTGCTACCCTAAAAATACCTCTACTATTCAGAGAATCTTCTTCTACAGGAATAGTAAACGATGTATTAGGAAAATCTACTCTTAAATCGTACAGATTATAAGGGTATTTCTCAATTTCACCATTACTATTTAATTTTACATATATCATTAGTTTTCCTTAATTAGTAGTCTGTACC